TTTAAACGGATATCCAAGATTCCACATGACTAATGAATATCGCACTCCTTTCGTTACAGGTTTAACTCTATGCCATACAAATGAAGGAAACACAATAATAGATCCTTTCGGAAGTATTTCTTTTGCTTGGTTTAAATGTTTAGCTTCTTCTCTCATATGAGGTTCATAGTTTCTAAAATCAAATTCTAATTCACCACCTTCATATTCTGAACCATCGGTTAACTGACAAGTCATTGATAGTTTTCGAATTTTACCATTATCAGGACCTTCTTTTTTATAAGGTTTATCCCAAGAATCACAATGCCAATCATAGTATTGGTTTAATTTATATTTTGTAAACTGACATGATTCAGATCTATCCCATTCAAAATTCCAACCAGCATTTTTATTTGCTTCGTGGATATAAGGATGTAGTTCTTTATAAATCCAAGTATCATTTAACCAAACTAGATCAGAGTTTCTTTTTCTCTTCATATCTTTAATTTGATCTTTAGTTAATTCTTTATCACCATAACCACCTGTTCTAGCCATAACTTCAGCTTGTGATAAACCATATTTAATTATGTCATCACATAATTTTGGTGGTATTGCTGATGTAAAATACCAATAATAATTAGATATATTCATAAGTTATTGTCTGTATAAAATTCAAAGAATCTTTCTGGGTATTAGTAATATAATACATATTAGTTGATGGAAACATAATAAACATATTGTCTTTTAATTGTATGTCCCAACTTCTTCCTTTTCTTCTATTATCATCATAGAAGATTTTCACAAAACAGTTATTAGTTTTTACACCATATAGTAATGTGTAATCTGGTGAGTTTCTTAAATCGACTGGATCAATATTGAGTAAAGGAATTGTCTGTTGATTGGGTTTATACATATCACCCCAAGTTTGTTTATTCACTAACTGAAAACCATATTCTAAATTTATATGCTCACGCATATAAGTATTGAGCATGTCCCAAGTTCTTGAAAATGGAAACTCTGAATCGGTAAATGTAGATTGTAAAATGTCGCCTGATAATTTATCTCGGTCTATCTCAAAACCTTTAGGCATCGAAACATCACCGAAGTATAAAGCTTGCTCTGTTAAAACTTTCTTTTGCATACCACCACCAGATATATATTATGCTAGACTATTTGTCAAATCCCAGGCTGTTGTTTCTTCATTCCAGTTGTAACCCCATGAATGAGTTCCAGCTGTATTTTGATCTTGTTGTTCTTGAGTTAAAGCAGGTGCATCACCGATTGGAGATTGCCATCTTGCTTCTGAAATATTTTTTACCCATGAAGCATAAGGTTTTTTAGGCCAGAAGATTTGATCATCTTCATCCCAAGTATAACCTATACCTGCATAGTTTCCTCTAAATGCAGTTCCACCTTCTTTATGTTGGTTACCCGCTGTGTTATATGAAGTTTGAATCCACATTTGTGCAGGCCAATTATTGTGTTGTTCTAAATATTGTTGACCCACTGATTCATCTTCAACACCATCAGCATTTAATATATTTTTATTATCAAGTGTTAATACTTGAATAACTTTTCCGTTTGCTCCTAGTTTTGCGAAATGTGCCATAATTAACTTCTATTATACTATTTATTTTTAATTTAGTAAATACATTAATATTATTGATATTTATATCTAATAATTACTATACCTGATCCGCCTGCTCCACCAGAGTTTGCTCCAGGTGCTGAAGTTCCTCCTCCTCCACCACCAGTGTTAGTTGTTCCTGCTACTCCATTACTTCCTAAATTTGCTGCTCCACCACCACCTAAACCACCTGTTCCTTGAGTTCCTGATCTTTTTGCTCCGCCACCACCACCTGCAAATACTGAACATGTGGGTCCAATGTTTCCTACAAAAGGACTAAAGTCTATTCCATTTCCGCCTGGACCACCACTTGTTGCAGGATTTCCTGCTGTACCTGCAGCACTTGCTCCACCACCACCGCCGCCTGTTAAACCAGGAGGAAGTGCATCATTTCCTCTTCCACCATCATTACCTTGTGGAGGACTTGTTGGAGGAGTATTACCTGTTCCAAAATTAGGTGTTGGGTTAGGTGTAGCAGAACTTCCTCCACCACCTGATCCACCAGGTTCTCCTTGGTTTGGACCTGGGGGGCCAGCTCCACCTGTTCCTCCACCTGCAGAAGTGATTGTTGAAAAAATTGAATTTACTCCATTTGTACCTCGTGAACCACCAGGACCACCACCTGTACCACCGCCTCCTACTGTAATTGGAAAACTTGTTGCTGTAACAGTAAGAGCACTTGCAGGTGTACAAAAATTAGTTCTTAAACCTCCTGCACCACCACCACCCGAAACGTGATCAGGTGCGCTTGGTGCTCCACCTCCACCTCCTCCTCCAGCTACTACTAAATAATCTACTGTATCTGAACCAGATGGATTTCCAGCACATGTAACTGTAAAAGTTCCTGGCCCTGTAAATGTATGAATTTTGAAATCTCCACAACAAGTGATTGTTCCACCAGTTGCTGTTACAAATTGTGGAGAAATAATATCACTTGCTTTTGCAAAATCAATTAAAAGCCATCCTTGTGTTGCATCAACATAAATTAATAAAATAGATGTACCTTCAACAGTGATATCAATATCATTTGCGGATCCTTGAATGTTTGAACCATTTCTTCCAATCGTAATATTATTGGTATCCGCTGTATTTGCGTAATCAGCAATACCAACTACATCTCCCGCAGTAGGAGTTGCAGGTAAAGTCACAGTTATTGCTCCTGAAGTGGTGTTTACGAAATATCCGTTTCCCGCAACTGCCGTAAAACCTGCTGTCTTTGCAGTCGTATCCCAAGTGATTGCACCTATATTTTTAAAAACACCTTCATCTATTAAAGTTGTTCCACATGAATTTATACCCATAAATTACCTACTGGTATTTATATCTAATTATTACTATTCCTGATCCGCCTGATCCACCCGGCTGACCGCCTCCGCCTCCACCACCTCTATTAGTAGTTCCATTTCCTCCACCTTGCACAGGTGAAGGAGGTGCTACACCGCCTATACCGCCTGTTCCACAAGGACTTGCAGCACCTGATGTTCCACAAGGACCAGAACCTCCACCACCACCTGCATATGCTACAGAAGAACCAGAAATAGTTGAATTTTTACCTACACCACCTGTAGCTCCTCCAGGAGTTGAAGGTGCTGATGCAGCTCCTCCTACACCACCTGCTCCGCCACCACCTGCAGCTGTTCCAGTTGGTTGACCAGTAGTTCCAGGGTTAGGTCCTCCAGGATTACCAAAACCAAATGTTCCTGAATCTCCAGGTTGTGATGGTTGTGTACCAGTACCTGGAGCTCCAGGTGATCTATTTGCTCTACCACCTCCTCCAGAACCTCCAGGATTAGCAATTCCATCAGGATTTCCAGTACCACCACCTCCACCACCTATTGAAGTTAAAGATATAGCTGTTGAGTTACTTCCATCTGATCCTTTATTAGCTCCAGGGGAAGGTCCACCTGCTCCACCTCCACCAACTACTATTGGATAGCCTTGTGCAGTAACTGGGGTTGCTGGAGTTGCAACATAACCACCTGCACCTCCACCACCACCTTGATCAGATCCCCCACCTGCACCACCAGCTACAATTAATGTTTGAATAGTATCTGAACCTGCTGGATTACCTACTGAACAAACTGTAAATGTTCCTGGACCAGTAAAGGTATGAATTTTATAATCTCCGCAACAAGTTATTGTTCCTCCTGTTGCTGTAATAAATTGTGGGTTTGAAATATCTGATGCTTGAGATCCAGATGTAACTTTCCATCCTTGTGTTCCGTCTACATAAACTAATACCACTGATCCTCCTTCAGTATTAATTGTAAAATCATTTGCAGATCCTTGAATATTAGATCCGTTTCTACCAATTGTAATATTATTTGTGTCTGCAGTATTTGCATAATCTTTTATTCCTACGATGTCACCTGCAGAAGGTGAACTAGGAAGTGTTACCGTAAATGCAGCACTTGTTGTATTACAAAAATATCCATTTCCTGAAACAGCAGTGAACCCTGAAGTTTTAGCTGTAGTGTCCCAAGTGACCGCTCCTATGTTATCAAAAACTCCTTGGTCTAACATTGTAGTTCCGCAAGATACTACTCCCATTATAAATCTCCTTCTATCTTAGATAGATTAATTTTAAACTTCTCTCCAGATATATTATTTATCATAAATATATCATCTTTTCCTTCTTGTAAAGTCCAACTGCCTTTTGTACCATCTACTGTATTACCTTCAGATTTTCCTTCGTTAGATAAATGTAAGTCCCCTGTATATAAATTTTGCCATACTGCAGCTTGAGATCCTAAATCATAAGTATCATTAGTACCGGGTATAATATTACCTGTTATAGTAACATTTCCACTACTTGTAAAACTTGTTACATTAACATCTCCAATGTTTGCTAAAGTATTATACATTGTAGTTCCATCAGTATAAACTAATGTTCTAGTATTTTGTTTAATTTCAACACCAGTTCCTCCAGTAGGAGCAAAATTTAAAGTATAGGAACCTGAAGTATTATTAAATACTGTATAATTATTTTCTACAGCATCCGTAAATACATAAATATTTGCAGTTAATGCACCAGTAAATTCTAATACTGCATTATGTACTTGGTCATCTGTTGTAGAATCATCTGTATTAGTTGTAGAATTATTTGATGTTAAAGTAACATTAGCATTTCCCGCAACACTAATTGATTGATAGCCTTTTATAGATGAATCAATTCTATTAAAAACATAATTAACTAAATCACCCCAAGAACCAGAGTTTTCTCCAGCAGCTTGACGTTCTAATTTTAATCTCGATGTATAACTTGATGGCATAATTTAATAATATATAATTGTTTTCATTTGTCTAGTGTATATTACTCCATGTTTCTGTAACATTTCCTGTAATTGGATCCCAAAATTTAAGTGTTGCAGCATTTACATTAATTTGAATACCATTAGCTGTAATAGTTCCATTTCCTGTCATTGTAATATTTCCTGTAATTGAAGTTAAACTTTGTCCAGTTATTAGAGCTCCAGCTCCTTCTCCTACTGTAATTGTATTTGACACAATATTAGCCAGTTCACCTGTAATGATCATAGAAGCTGATCCTGAAATAATAGTATCTCCAATATTTGCTAATAATTCTTGACCAGTTATAGTTACTCCGGAACCTTCTGCAATAGAAATTGTATTTGAAATTATATTCGCTAATTCACCAGATATAATAATATTAGATCCTGCTTGAGTAGTAATTGTATTAACACTTGGTGTTATTTCTTCACCTATAAGAGTACCTGTAGTTGCTGAAGCATTAATAACTTCTTCACCTTGAGAAATATTTATTTGTTCTCCTGTTATATCTAAAAATTGAGCTGTACCAACATTAATATTATTTAAAAGTACATCTAAAGCAATTTCTGGTCCAGTTTGAATTGTAATATTTCCATCAGCATCTATTACAATATTTCCTAAAGTTGTAGTTAATTGTTCACCTGAAATATTTATAAGTACATTAGGTGATGCAACTTCTGAAAAAGAAGATTCAGCAAAAGAAGTAAATGCTGCAAAAGCCATTATACCTCCTCTAGTTTAAACTTATATTTTTTACCTGATTTATTATTAAGTAGATAAAGGTCTTCAGCACCTTCTTGAATAGTCCAATTACCTTTTGTGCCATCAACAGAGTTACCTTCAGATTTTGCTTCATTAGTTAAATGTAAATCTCCAGTGTATAAGTTTCTCCAAACATTTCCTGATGCACCTAAGTCGTAAGTATCATTAGTACCAGGTACAACATTTCCAGTAACAGTTAAAGCAGAACCATCAAATGTCATGTTTGCTTCAGCGTTCATGGCATCTGTACCAGTTGCAGTTATAATTCTATTGTTTGATCCATTAGTCATGAAATCAGATACATCCACAGCAATACTATCAGCTGCTACATCTATACCTGTACCTGCTCCAACGTTTAAAGTAACAGAACCTGAAGCTCCACCACCTGTTAAACCAGATCCAGCTGTAACACCTGTGATATCTCCAGTGTTGGATGTATAACCTGCATCATTATTAAAACCAGAAATGTTAATATTTCCTTTTGTTAATTTTTTCTCAGCTCCAACAGAATCAACGACAACAAAAAAATCTCCATCGCCATCTGCTGTTGAAGTAGTTAATAAGTTTAAATCTACTCTAGCAATAGGTACTGTTCCTGAAGTTAATTGAGATGCATTTAGAGCTGTTAAGTT